CGTCCCTTTGAATATAGGATGAGTACAACTAGGTCTGTATTCAGTGGAGCGGATTTTAATGGCAGAACTCTATCCGTCACTAACTCTGTTTCACTGGGAGTATATCTCAATGGCACTGAGTTGGCCCGATCCCAGTACACTATCGATATCAGTAACAATGCTATTACCCTAAACACGGCAGCCGAAGCAGACGATATCGTGGTCATAGACAATCACGAGTATAAATTTTACCGCTTCGTGCTTTTAGTTGGGTGGCAAGAATACACAACAGGGCTAAACCACTACACCCGATCTCAGCCTTTTGCGACTGAAGTATTTAGGATTAGGTCTGCACAGTTTAACTTCGGTGATGGTAACAAGATATGTTTCGTCGATGGGGTTAACAACGCCGTAGTCTTTGACGGAGTGAACTGGAAGTCTATCTCACCGTCTGGTGCAGGTACTTCTGCCAGTCCCGGCGGTGTTATGTGCTTCGCTGCACCTGAGGTCGTAGAGGTCTACGAGAACCATCTATGGCTCGGTGGTGATAAGACAGACGCATCTAACATTGCGTACTCTACCCCCCGGGATGAAAATAATTGGACAGCGGCGGGAGGTGCGGGTCAGCTTCCTATTGGATATGACCTAGTACAGTTTAAGCCCTTCCGAGACAACCTGTTTATCTTCGGTGAAAATGCCATCAAGAAGGCTATAACCAACTCCGACGTTAATGTGCCTTTCATCCTCGAGCAAGTTACAGCCAATGTGGGATGTGTTGCTAGAGACAGCGTATTAGAGCTTGGCGGTGACCTAGTATTCTTAGCACCAGACGGCCTACGCCCTGTGGCGGGTACTTCTCGTATTGGCGACGTTGAACTAGAGACAATCTCCAAGCGTATACAGACTACAATCTCTCAGTTGCCTGCCGAGTATGACTTGAAAAACTTGTGTGGCTGTGTGATCCGAAACAAGTCTCAACTCCGTTACTTCATATCTGAACCCACCACATCATTAGCAGATGCTTTTGGTATCATAGGTGGACTAAGGACATCGGACCAACGTCTGGGATGGGAGTTTGGTGAGTTACTGGGAATCCGGGCATCCTGTACCACATCAGGATACATAAACGGATCTGAGTTCGTATTTCATGGAGACTACGACGGCAAGGTATACCAGCAAGAAAGCGGTAATACGTTTGCTGGAGAAGAAGTCTTAGCAGTTTATTCTACACCATTCTTTGATTTTGGGGACACTGAGGTCCGTAAGATCATGCGGAAGGTTAACACATTCATCCGGGCCGAGGGTCCACTCGAAATGAATATTGCGGTGATATATGACTGGTATTCCCCGGACGTATCTAACCCATCCTCTTACACTGAAGAGAGCCGAGGACAGCCGGTACAATACCGTGTCCCGGGCATCGACTATAACGCAGCCCTAGTTACCTATGGTGGATCTGAGAAGCCTATTCTCAACACTCCAATTGAAGGTAGCGGGAACTCCGTACAAATAACTTATGTAACCTCAGGCGACTTTGCCCCTTATTCCATTCAAGGCATCGTCTTTGAGTTCAGTATCGCAGGGAGACGATAATGGCTGGCTATACCCGGCAATCTACCTCACAGATTATTAACGGCGCAAACATCACTGCGCCACCGTTGAATGCGGAGTTCAACCAGTTAGCCAGCTCGTTTGGCGCTGGAGGACACACTCACGACGGCACGTCAGGTAATGCCCCTAAAATTAATTTAGCTACCTCTGTAACTGGCTACCTATCAGACGCTAATGGAGGAACGGGAGGTAAGAACAACCTATCCGCCACCTCAAATCCCGGTAACGGCGATGACGCAGATGATGGCTATGGCCGAGGGTCTCACTGGTATAACTACACTTCTGATAGATGGTACATTTGTATTGATAACATCGTAGGCTCCGCCATATGGCGTGAGATGCTTATGGTTGAGACTGGCTCTGTTATTGAACCCGGCATCACGGGTGCAGTGGACCTCGGCTCATCTACCTTTAAGTTCAAAGACACAAACCTATCCGGGTCTATGAATACCGTATCCGCAGCCGTATCAGGTGATATGACTGTGGGTGGAACACAGACTAATACTGGGGCGGCAACCTTTAATGGTTCCGCTACATTTAGTAGCATCACGAACTTCACCGGCGCAGCTAACACAATTGCAAATGCAGCAATTACTTCCGGTACTATTAACGGGACTACAATTGGTGGAGGCACTGCCGCTGCGGGTACATTCACAGCACTGACAGCCAACACTTCAGCAAACCTAACTAACGCCACTATATCCGGCGGTACAATCAACAACAGTGTAATTGGTGGTAGTACCCCCCTGAACATCACGGGCCTTACTGTAGCGGCCTCTACAGGCTTCTCAGGAGACCTCACTGGTAACGTATCGGGTAATGTTACAGGTAACCTCACAGGCGCTGTAACGGGCGGTGTGACCGGGGATGTGACGGGTAACGTAACCGCTTCCAGCGGATCTTCAACATTCAACAATGTGGTGATCAACGGTAGCTTGGATATGGATGCTACAACAGCGTCTACCATTACGGGTCTGTCTACTCCTCTGAACCCTACTGATGCTTCGACGAAAGCGTATGTGGACCAACAAGTAGCACTCGTTTTATCCTCTGCACCGGCTGCATTAGATACACTCAATGAGTTAGCCGCAGCGATCAATGACGACGCTAACTTTGCTACAACGGTCAACAATAGCATTGCCACTAAGCTCTCTTTGAGCGGTGGTACAATGACTGGTAATATTGATCTCGATAGCACCAACAAGATCACGAACATGCCGACGCCGTCAGCAAACTCTGATGGATCAAACAAAGGGTACGTTGATACGCAGAGAGACACCCGTCTAGCCACAGCTGGCGGTACGATGTCTGGTGCAATCAACATGAATTCCCAAGGCATCACTAGCCTAGCCAATCCGGCCAACAACGGTGACGCAACCAACAAATTGTATGTGGACTCTATCTTGGGTTCTGCTACTTCGGCTGCGGCCAGCGCCTCTACGGCGTCTGCATTGGCGGCCCAAGCCTCTGGATCTGCGGCTAACGCACAGGCATCAGAGGACGAGGCACAAGAGTGGGCCACTAAGACCACAGGCACTGTTACAGGCGAGAGTGAATACTCCGCCAAAGAATACGCCATTGGTACAGTTATCCGGGGTAACATCGGTTCAGCTAAAGACTGGGCAAGCTACACCGGCGGCACAGTAGACGGGACTAACTACTCTGCTAAATACTGGGCAACAGACGCTAACATCGGAACGATTGTTACAAACATCGATGATCTGGTTAACGTAGCCAATGACCTTAGTTCGGGTAACTTCGTAGCCGGTCAGATATACGACTACGGGTCTATTACAGATGCTGCGACAGGCACTAGCGGGTCGCCTAACGGCTTCATCGTTACTGTGGCTGATAATCTGGCGGACATACAGACCGTAGCTAATGTTGTAACAAATGTTACTACGGTGGCGGGAGTAAGCACTGAGGTAGCAGCCCTTGGGCCAATATCAGCCAATATAACTACTGTAGCAGGTATCCCTACAGATATCACATCGGTGGCGTCTATTGGTACTGATGTATCGGCAGTATCAGCTATTGCTGGTAATGTAACCTCAGTCGCCAACAACAACACAAACATCAACACTGTAGCGGGTCAAGTGTCGCCACAAAACAACATTGCCACTTTGGCAAGTATTGCAGGTAACATATCAACAGTAGCTGGCATTAGCTCAGACGTTAGCTCTGTCGTAACTAATTCTTCGAACATTACTACTACAGCAAATAATATCGCAAATGTTAACTCAGTAGCTGGGATAAGTGTTGACGTTAGTACGGTTGCTGGTATATCATCTAATATAGTGGCGGTGGATGCAAACGCCACGAATATCAATACAGTTGCCGGAATAAACGCTAACGTAACGTCCGTAGCAAATATTGATACTGATGTCACCGCAGTAGCGGGAATTACGTCAGATGTAACAAACCTATCTGCCTACACCACGGACATTGCAAACCTTTCCGGTATATCTGGCCAGCTAAACACCTTAGTAGGAATTAGCTCAGACATTACCACAGTCTCCGGTAATAGCGCAAACGTGACTACAGTAGCCACCAACGACGCAAACGTCACAACGGCAGCTACCAACATAACAGACATCAATACGATTGCCTCAGACCTAAATTCTGGGAACTTTGTTGCCGGTACCATATATGACTTTGGATCTATCACAGGATCTGTAACCGGGACTTCAGGCGCTCCAAATGGCTTTATAGTCACGGTGGCAAACAACTTAGCTGATGTTCAAACTGTGGCGGGTATAAGCGCCAATGTAACAGCGGTAGCGGGAGTATCTACCGGAGTGGCTGCACTAGCGCCAATTGCTTCAGATATTACTACGGCTGCCGCTAATGTGGCAGACATCACCAACTTCGCAGATGTGTACCAAGGGCCAAAATCAAGCGCCCCAACAACACGAAACGACAGTAGCGCACTTCAGGCTGGTGACCTCTATTTTGATACGACTCTATCAAACATGCGCTACTACGACGGATCTAGCTGGAATAACATCGTGGCCCCTGCGGGTAACATGGCACAGCAAGACAATACTAACGTAAACATCACTGGTGGATCTATCAGTGGCATTGACTTTGATTTCGGGAGTTTAACCTAATGGCTAACGCACTACAGCTTCGCCGTGGCACTACGACAGAACATGGCTCTTTCACGGGCTTGGCTGGCGAGATCACGGTCGATACCACAAAAGACACACTTGTCATACACGACGGTTCTACAGCCGGGGGCATTCCTCTGGCTAAAGAGAGCGGGATTTCATCTAACGCAACTACTCTAGGTGGACAATCCTTATCCCAGATCCAAACAGCCTATGAGGGCTATGCGGACACAGCGGCAGCTAACGTAGTAGACAGCGCACCGGGTACACTGGATACGCTGAATGAACTGGCAGCGGCCTTAGGTGATGACGCTAACTTTAGCACCACGGTTACGAACAACATTGCAACTAAATTGCCTCTAGCTGGCGGTACTATGACTGGTAACCTGATAACACCGTCAGCGACTGTGAATGGTACGCTGGACATCGAGGAAGTGTACGAAAGAGTTGTTGTAGACAGTAGCAGTACAAGCGGTACCATGAACATAAACACCACTAGTGGTGGTATTGTCTATTTCAGTGCAAACCAAACCGCAAACAGAACCGTGAACTTCCAAAATGTGAACGGTAATCTTGCTACAGGTCAGTCAGTCACTGCAAGTATCTTAACGTCACAAGGCTCCACAGCCTACTACCTCAACGCCTACCAAGTAGACGGCTCGACAGTCACACCGAAATGGTCAGGCGGCTCCGCTCCTACTGGGGGCAACGCCTCTGGTATCGACGTATACACATTCACGATCATCAAGACGGCGGATGCTACTTTCACTGTGCTGGCTTCCCAGTCGCAGTATGCTTAATTAGAGGAGATACCTATGTCCTCTTTTTGGATGCCTAACAAACAGCCTCTGTATGCCCCTATGCTCGGAACCTTCGGCGGAGGGGCCGCCCGAGGATTTGGGCTAGGGATTTCTACCGGAGGCGATGGTCCGCTAGAGTTCACAAGTATGTCGTTCTCAAATGTTTCTAGTGGAAGTGACTCGGGGAGTACAAGAGATAGCATACTAGGACACACCCTTTCACAAGACGGTAATTGGGTGTACGTTCCAGATTATTCCTCGAGCAACTTTCATTGGGCGCAGTGTCCTTCTCCATTTACCTTCCCATCATCCTCCAGTGACTACTCATCATCGCAAAACATAGACGGATATGTCCCAAGCAATCCCTCAGGTGTGTGGGTATCTAGAGATGGATCTAGGATGGCAATTCAAGACCGTGGCAACAAGAATGTTGCAAGTTTTAGCCTAAGTACCCCTTTTGACCCGGCTTCTGCCTCCCGCATAACTACAGTAGATGTTGGCCAGCTTATATCATCACGGGGAGCGCCAAACGGATGCCACTTCTCAGAAGACGGGTCTAGATTTGCCTACTTCACTCAGGGTGGCGACAATTCTTATGTAGACATCTTCAACTGTACTACGCCGTTCATACCGTACGGCAACCCAATAAGCTCAAAAAAACTTGAGCAAGGCGTGGTACCAACGCCCGGTAGTTTAAACATGTTAGGGGCTTCAATTGACCCTAGTGGAAATTGGCTATTTGTGTCTAACCACAATGAAAGCCACGCCAGTAACCCAAATTTCTACTATGCTAAGATGAGTACTGCGTATGACTTAAGTACTCTGGGCAGCTTCAGTAGCTTTGCTTACGGCTACTATGTTCAAAATGACAGGGGCGAAGGCAGTTCAAACACCGTTGTGGCGTACCCAGAGGCTGGTAAGATCTCAACAAGTGGTTATTCGAGTGGGCACATTCAGCTAATTAATGGCGTAGTATTCAGCTAGTGATATCCTCCCTCCTAACCCCTCCCCAAGTCCTCAAACTCTGGCCTCTACTTGAACCACATATAGAGTCCGCCCTTCACCACTCAATCGGTGAATATGATCCTTTCTCAATCTGCCTCATGGCCCTGTCTGAACAGGCACACATCTGGCTAACCAGAGACGAAGACGGTCAAGTGATAACCGTAATAGTCACTAGGTTCACCTCCAGCGCACACAGCAAGTCTCTGTTAATTATGACCTGCGCTGGGCAAGTCCCTAACTGGGACACTTGGACCGCTCATCATACAACACTCGAAGAGTTCGCAAAGAAGAACGGGTGCAATTCAATGCAAGTGTGGGGCCGTCGAGGCTGGGAACGAAGGCTTCGTCATCTAGAGAGCAACAAAGGTAAGCCCTACCAGCTTCTCTACCACGTCTACAATATGGAGATTTAAAATGGGAAATTCTTTCCTCAATATGTTCGGCCCCGGGCGGTACCTTAACCCTCGTGCTTCTGGGATGATTGTGTTTGGTGGCGGCGGCTCTAGCGGCCCGTCTTTGGCTGACATCAAAGGCGCTGTTAAAGAATACGCTGACCCCGAGTTCAAAGACGTATTCAGTGGCCAAGACGACATCAGTGGCGACATAACTGATATGAACTACGACATGAACCGTGGTTACGCAGACCTCGATAATGCTATCGACGACGTATATTCTGGTATGACCTCTGGCTTTGGTTCCGCAGAGCGGGGTCTCAGCAACCTATCAGACGACGTAGAGGGTGTAGGTGACCAAGTATCTACTGGGTTTAGTGATCAAGAAGATTATATAGACGACGCCTTCGACGGCCAAGAAGACTTCATCACGGATGAGTTTGGTGACCAGCAACAATACATTAGTGGTGAATTTAAGCAACAAGGTGAGGAGCTTACCGAGGGCTTCGAAGATACCCAAGGTGACATTGCTGATTCACGCACAGACATACTAGACAGACTTGGGACCAACAAAACGGACCTTGAAGGCTTTCTGAATGACAAGTTTGGAAGCATCTCTACCATGACAGGTGGGCGTTTCGACAGCGTAGACGGCCTTCTAGGCACACTACAGACTGGGCAGACCTCTGGCTTCGATGATCTCACCCGTGATATGACCGCTGGACAAAGTGGCATTCAATCCGCCGTAGATGGTATGAGCGGAAACCTCGACACCTATTACGGCGACCTGTCACAGGGTCAGCAAGATATGTCCGGTACCTTAGGCGGACTAACATCCGACTTCTCAACCTTCACCGATCAATATGGCGATGACACTACTCTGGCTAACCGTGCCCGTAATGACCTGACGACAGGCCTACAGAACGCCGTATCTGGCATTCAAGGTAGCTTGGCAGAAAGTGCTGCGTCTACTGAGGATCAGATCCGATCTGCCGCAGAAGGTAACACACGAGCCACAGAAGATGCAGCATCCCAGATAGATACTAACTTTGCTGATGTAGCTCGGTCTTTGACTATGGGCGTAGAGGCTTCCACCTCAGAAGGCCAAGCAGCGCAAGACGAATACCTCAATAAGCTGAATGACGTGCGTAGCCTCGTAACGAATCAAGGCGATCAGTTAGACGCCAGTGTCCGTGACAGCTACACCAACCTAGCTAATTCGTTTGATACTCAGGGCCGCCTTATCGCCAACAGCGTAAATGCCCAAGGTCAGGAAACAAAACGAGCCATCGACAAGAATGGCAATCTAATGATCTCCCAATTTGATCAACAGGGAACTCGTATTAGCCAGTTTGGCTACGACATGAACCAGATGTTTAGTACGCTGGATAGCATCCAGAACAGTACCATTTCACGCACTGGTATGATGTCACCGGCTACTCAGCCGTATGCTTCTACTCGAGGATAAGTTATGATCCCTGATAATATCAGCGAGGCGGGTGTTCGCCTCGTTAAAAAGTTCGAAGGACTACATAAGGAAGGTAAGGATGGTCTAATCCATTCATATCGATGCCCCGCCGGAAAGTACACGATTGGCTGGGGTTCGTGCAAAGGCGTCCGCTCTGGTATGCGTATTACCGTAGAGGAAGCCGAGGCTCGTCTCGTGACTGATCTAGAAGATCACGCAAAGGCGATCCACCGCTATGTGGAAGTCCCTCTCAGCCAAAACCAGTATGATGCTCTGACCTCGTTCATTTTCAACGTCGGTGCAGCCAACTTCAAGTCCAGCACCTTGCTATCCCGTCTGAACTCAGGCCAGTACCACGATGTACCTAACCAGCTAATGCGCTGGAATAAGGCTCGGGTAGACGGCAAGCTAACACCTCTGCGTGGCCTCACACGTCGTCGTGCAGCCGAAGCGGCTCTGTTCTCAATGGACGCTAAACTGGCCGGTGATGGTGGGGATAAGATGCCCCAGAAGATCGAGGAAGCAAAACCCAAACCTTTGACCCAGTCTAAGACTATGGCTGGTGCGGGTGTAGCCGGTGCCGCTACGGCATTGAGCGAGATTGCTCCACAGATCGAGGCCTTAGTTCCATACAGTGATAGCATGAAGACAATCTTCCTGTTGTGTGCTGTCGGAGGTATCGCCCTAGTAGCCTACTCACGCTGGAAAGACAGCAAGGAAGGCACCCGATAATGTTCGGATTTATCACAGGCAAGATTAAGACCGCTATCATCATAGCCTTCTCTGTAGCCTTGCCTGTGATCTACGTCTTAGGCCGCCTCGGTGGTGGCCGCAGGGTTAAGAACGCAGTCCTGAAAGACGAATTAGAGGCCGCAAATAAGCGGTCTGACTTTTATAAGGCGATGCAGGGCCATGAATCAGATGTTCAAGCTAACGCTCCTCGTAATCGGAATGAGCTTGTTGAGCGGGTGCGCCGAAACGGTCTTTAGAACAAAGCTAGAGATCTACTGCCCACCAATTAACGATTACTCAGACCAGTTCAATGAACAACTAGCCGACGAATTGGATGCTTTGCCCGAAGATAGCTGGGCCATCCCAGAGGCTATGTTTGGATACATAAAGTTACGGGATCGAGTGAAATCCTGCCAAGAGGAAAAGAAAAATTATGGCTGATGTATTATCTACACAGGGGCTGATTGGCGATCCCAGCGCATTGCCAAATAGCGTGAACATGGTTGGTAACACAGACGTTACCAATGTGTCTGAAGACATCATCGGTGACCCCGGTGCATTCCTTGAGCGCAAAGACATGAAGCTGAGTGACGAAGTCCCTATTATCGACGCAGATACATCAGGGACCAATATCGACGGTAGTGATCCGAAATTTAGTACCGACACTAACGCACTGAGCAAAGACGCCGACACGGTAGGCTACACAGACACAGCCGTGAATCAGGTCAAGAAAGACGCCGAGACATTTGAGGCCGAGACTACATTTGACCGTGTAAGCCGTGATGAGAACGACGTAGACGCCGCTACAGGCGAAGTCAGAGACGAAGCAATCATCGACGCAGAAGATATGACTGTGGACATGACAGGGGCTGGTACAGGGCGCAACGAGGATGGTACAGTTAACCAACTCGGCGTGGCTGTTAACGACTTTGCCTCTCAGGACATTTCAAACGTAATCGACACCTCCACAGTAGCCGGTAAGATACTGGCCCAGACGCTGGGGGAAGGTAATTACACCGACTCAAAGCAGACCGTAATGGGTCAGCTAGAACTCTTATCAGAACAGTTCACAGGCCCAGACGGACAGCCTAAGATCCCTACATGGGCAGCGGGTATTGCCCGTAACGTGAACCGTACATTTGCCTTCACTAATGCTGGCACAGCCGGACAAGCCGCCATAGCCCAAGCTATGATCGAGGCCACGCTCCCTATTGCCCAGCAAGATGCCCAGATCTTTAGCAGCATTGCTATGAAGAACTTGGACAACAAGCAGCAAGCCACAATCAATAAGGCGATGATCTTATCCAAGCTCGAGGTAGCCAACCTAGACGCCCGGATGAATGCGGCTCTGAACAACTCTAAGAACTTCATGCAGATGGATTTGGCTAACATGTCCAACATCCAGCAAGCCCGAGTAATCAATAGTCAGTCTCGGGTACAGTCTCTATTAGAAGACGCTAAGATGACTAACGCCGCTCGTATGTTCTCGGCGGAACAGACCAACGACATGAATAAGTTCTACGATCAGCTTGATACGAACATCAACATTTTTAACGCCGAGCAACTAAACGGGATGAAGAAGTTTAATACCGGAGAGGTGAATGACCGATCCGAGTTTAACTCCTCACTCGAGAATGCCCGTGAACAGTTCTACCAGAACATGCAATACAACATCGATCTGTCCAACGCCAAGTGGCGTCAGTCGGTAACCCTGCAAAATAACCAGAACAAATTTGATGCCGCAGCCACCGACGTGAAGAACATGGTAGGCTTAACCTCCGAGCAACTAAACCAGATGTGGGATCGTTCAGACGCACAGCTAGATTGGACGTGGAAGTCTTCTGAGAACCAAGCAGACCGGGACATGAAGATGTTCCAGATGAAGATGGAAATGCAGATGGCCGCAATGAAGGCCAAGGCTGACAAGAAGAAGGGTCTATTTGGTGCTGTTGGATCTGTAATGGGTTCAGTAGCCGGGAGTATGTTTGGAAGCGGCGGATTCTTAGGTGCAGGTAGCTCTGCGATGAGTGGTTTAGGTTCCTTAATGTCGGGCGGAAGCGTTGTCAGCGGACTTACTTCTCTATTAGGATTCATCTCCGACGAACAACTCAAAGAGAATATCACCCGTATCGGAACACACAAGTCTGGCCTACCTCTCTATAAGTGGGATTGGTCCGAGACTGCTAAATCCATCGGCGCTGAGAAGTTCCACAACGTAGGTGTGATGGCCCAAGAGGCTATGAAGACACACCCACACGCCGTGTCACGTCACCCGATACACGGATACCTTACAGTTAAGTATGAGAGGCTCCAATGAGATTTGAAGAAGCCGTAATCAAGGCCATTCGCTCCTATTACCGGGGCGAGGTTCCAGAGAAGACCTTCGAGGTTTTCCCCGACATGAAATACACCCCGCAATACTTTGCAGAGTTCGAGAAGACTTTGATCGAAGACGTAGGCGACGAAGCCGGTGAACGCCTCGACGGAGAGGCCGAAGAGGAGATCGAAGATGAGGACTGAACCTGAATTTGATGGGCCAATCCCCGGCGAGAACTTCACCTCTGATACAAAGAACTACCCGTGGCACCGTCCGCCTGAAATTACAGACTACGACGAGGCACTAGAGTTTGCCGCTAAAGAGTTTAAGCAGCCTAATGCCCTAATTGGGCTAGAGACCATGCTGGCCAACGGTATCACAGTAGCAACTATGACCGACTTCTACCTTACCCGAAACGTGGGTCTAGGTAAGTGGACGCTAGACTTTGCCCTTGTGATTGCTGGCCCTGTGGCCAAGACCATCGAGCTTATCGCCGTTCAGGCGGGATACGACTACGAGATGGGTATTGATGAAGAGATTACCGTAGCTACCAAAGAAATGGTGGCCGACATGGTAGAACTCATAGGGGAAGACGAAGAGGAAGAAGAAGGCCTCGACGACACCCCGGGAGAAGTGATGCCGGAAGAAAATCCCGAAGAAGGCGGCGGTCTAATGTCCGCTATGTCAGGTCTGGATGGTGGTCCTGCCGACAAAGATACCCAAGACGAGATGCTTGGATACTCCGAAGAAGAGGAGCCAGAAGTAGTATGAGTTATGGTGAATACAAATTCGGAGACTTTATGAAGAACTACGACGTAGGCGGTCCAAGTGACGGCCTTGTGGGGTTCGCAGAAGGTTTTGCGGCTGGCTTTGTACCTGCATATGCGGCGTCCAATAAGGCGGCTGCCGACAAAGAACTAGCCCTAGCCAAACTAGATAAACAGGCTGAGATTGATGCCGCCGAGGCGGCGGCTAAAACAACTAGCGAATATAATGAGATAATGAAAAAGGCTAAAAACATTGTCTCTACACTGACATTGCCTACCGGGGTAAATTCTAATGATGCGGTGATGACAGCCTACACGATGCTTAGTGGTGGTATATCAGATAACACGGTATTCACGCAGTTAAGTAAGGCAATTGAGGATGGTACATTAGTGTATTCTGATGAATCTCCTACCGAGGAAACCCCACCGGCTGCCGCAGAACCCGTCCCAGACGACGCCCCAGCCTCACCTCTAGATCAAGAGATGAACGAAGCCTTCGGTGACCAGTCAGCCGTACAGCCAGCCCCAGAACCAGCACCTACAGTCGTATCACAAGATGATACACCGGCTGAGACGGACGGAGAGCCTGTACAAGAGGCCTCTCTCGGAAGTGGATGGGCGCAGAGATTTGTAGACCGGCAAGAAGCCCGTATCAGTGCTGCATCAGAGACACAGGTAGCAGCCCTAGAGACAAAGACTGACGTAACCAACCCAGATGGTCTGGGTGGTGGCTCTAGTAGTGCCGCTAATATCATCTTAGCAGACGCAGATGGTGTTGCCACTCCGTCAGAGCGTACCGCAGCGACTGTACGAACACTGAGGATTAACCCTCTGGCTAAAACTGCCGCCGCAGAAGAGATCGAAGTCAATAAGATCGATGACTACGAGAAAGCTATGGCCGCTGTTGTAGCACTAACGGGTGTGTCCGGTCAGGAAGACAAGCTGAAACGTGCCCAATTCCTTCTCAAGCAATTCACCAACACCCCAAAGGTTGGTGACATGAACGAACAGCAACTTACGGCATTTATAAGACAGACAAACTCCGTAGGTACTATGCCTCCTGAATATAAGGCAATTGACGCCCAAGTAATGAACTCACTTCGGGTACAGGCTGCCGACTTCCTCGAGGATACTCGGAATAAGGCGCTGCCGTCATTATCCACCACAAACCCGGATGAACTACGAGGTGTACAGAGAGACATCACGGCAGGTCGTATAACCAACGTGTCTAAAGTGTATAGGGACCAACTGGCTCAACGTATAGCGGCTCTAGACCTAAAGATAGAAGCGGAGCGGGTGGCTGGCCTCTCACCAGAAAAGACAGTCCAAGAAGCACAACGTGCATTTATAGCTGGACTATCCCCCGATTTGTCTTTCGAAGACAAGAAAACCGCTATTGAGAATTGGCAGAATACCGAGGGACAGTTACTTCTCAGTGTAATGCGGTTCACCGATAAACCAGATGCACCGCAAGAGATCAGCAACTTCGAGGAGGCGCTGGTAAATGAAGTCATGCGCACACCTGAATATGAGAACGCAGATAGTTCCGGTAGAGAGGCTCTACTTGTCCGTGCTAAAGGCCTACTCACTAGCCGAGGAAACGACACCTTAACCTCAGGCGAATTGGCACAGAATCTGGCACAAGCTCGTCTTGATCTTACCTCAAAAGACCCTAAAGTCGTGGCGGATGCACAGCTATATATCGATGCAGTTTACCCGACTCAGAGACAAGCACTAGCGGACGTAAGCTCTATCGGGAAAACGCCGAATAGAGACACGGTAGCCATCTTAACTGATGGTAGACGTATTGCGGTAATGTCAGACGGAAATAATGGGTACACTGATCTTCAAGGCAAACCCGTAACAGATATCCAATCTATTACTACAGAGGCTATGTCTGATAACACTAGGGCCGCTGTGACGGCCATTAGTGGTCCTCTAGACAAACAAGCCGCTAAGATGGCGTCGGCGGTCAACGTCGCTGTACAAGGATATGCACTCGAGAAGATGGCTACCGAGTATGAGGGTGTTCTAACCCGAGTAGGTGGGGCACAGGCCTTCCTATCAAGCGTAAGAGTCGAGCTAGGGGCCGCTTTGAATATCATTGGTGAAGCCAGCGATAATCAAGAGCTAGACCAAGAAACTGTCCTACAGAAAGTTAATGATTACCTATCCAACAGCGCACTAAGCGAAGAAGAAGCCGCAATGGTTAAAGAATTCATGGCTGCGTCTACTCGTTACATCTTTGCAGCGGGTAAGGCTCTCGGCCAAGAAGGTAATGGCTTCTCTAACCAAGACTATAACAATATCAGGTCCGCCCTACTCAACAGCAATAACCTGAAGAGCTTTGGTGCAAACATGCGTACCTTTGCTCGTGAGAGACTTACGGATGCCACGAGTACTGCTAAACAACTACGGACTAGCACCGGCGTTAAACAAGCAGAGTCCTACGGCGGCGTGTTAGGTAGCGAACTATTTACTGCGGACCAATACTTCACAATGTTGGGAGAAGGCGTACCAGATGCCGTAGATTACATGGCTTGGGCCTATAAAGGGGCACCTATTGAAATAAATCTTGCATCCGGTTCTGATACACCCGCAGGGCAGATATCTGGAAACCTGTTTAACCAATATGTAGGTATATACAGAAATACCCCCACCGACGAGGGGAAACAGGAATTTGGGAATAACCTTCTAATAGCACTGACCTCATTGCTGGGTAGTCCAGAGAAGGCTCAAGCTGAGTTAGACAGGATTATAGCCGAATCGAATAAAGGGGGTGAATGATGGAGCCTGAAGTAACCGTAGAATCCCTTTTGAAAATGGCGGAAGAGACAGGAGATCTATCGACAGGTGGCGAAAGCCCCTCAATAGAAGATCTCTTAGAAATGGCCAGAAAATCTGGGGACATGGAGAAACCAGACGAAAACCCACTCTTTACCGCAGATCAATACTACGCCCCGCCCAGTCTACTTCAGACTATGGGCATCACTAGCATTGACGAAGATGACCCTATCTATCGAAACCTGATGACTAACCCGGACTTCCGTGAGGCAGAGCCGTCAGAACGTCGTCGGATGTTTAGGATAGCAGTAGATGATGCTAACCAAGCCTTATACGAAAGGCAGGGAACAGAGGCTGACGTTGGGCCTATTGCAGATGTACTGGGTGATGGAACTAACCCAAGGTTTCAAATGGGTGTGGATGCAGATGGACAGGAACAGAAGTATGTAGTCCCGGCACCCAGCTCCCGTGGCGCAGATATGATCTTTGGTGAGACTGGTGGCAACGTGCTTCGGTCTATCACCGGAGGGGTAATGCAAGCCGGTAGAATGATTGCAGGTCTACCAGAGGCAATTGCCGATCAGGTAGGTGATGATGAGGAAGACAACGCCGTAAATACTACCCGCCAGAATTTTCCTCTAGCACCCCCAGAAAATAAGTATGATGCGATGGGTCAAGAGATCACCTCAATGATTGTAGGGGGTATCGGTGGCGCTGGGCTAGTCTCTAATTTGTCTAAGGTTGTTGGCCTTACTCCTAAAATGGCAGAGTGGACATCTAAAGCATTAGCCAAATTGAAAGGTAAATCCCCCGCAGAGATAGCAGACGCTGCCCGTGTAATGTCACAGATACTTATTGCGGGTACGGGCGCAAACTTAGGGACTTCAGCTACAACACCAGAGGAAACTAAGCCTCTCTTTGGAGACGAAATAGTATCTAGTTTAGGTATATCCCCAGAGGACAACCGATTTCTGGCTAACTTTGCAGACAACGTAGCCTTCTCAACTGGACTAACCATACTGGGACGGTTGGCTGTAGCGGGTGGCAGAGGACTCAAGAAGATAGGTAAGGGCGCATTAGCCGCTAATAAAAACTTCAGAGACCGTGATATAGGCCTCGTTATCCTGTCTGGACTAGATCCCAACCTAGTAGGCGCACCCGCAGAAATTATTGCCCAACGGGCTAGAATTATGGGTGAGGTACTTATCAATAACAAAGAATTTACCTCAGAGCTACTCTCTAACAAAACCATGCCGTTGGACAGCCTAACCGCCTTACGGGCGGGTGTGGATGAGTATGTAGATCGAGCTTACAGTTTCCAGAAAAGTCTCATGGGCGCAAAGGAGTGGGAGAAATTTCGTTCTGATCTAGCAATAAACATAGTATCAGAGATGAATAGTCTCCGTGTATCTAGGGCTTCCGCACCTGAAATTATAACTAAAGAAGGCGATATGGCGGCAGGTATGGCCGACGCTTTTACTGGGACAGCGGATGAACTTGCTGGCGCAGCCTCAGATGGATTAACTCGCCCGGGTGTAGACCTAGCCGCAGAGCAACTCGGTAGGCCTGTAATTGACGCTGTCGAAGACGCCACAGAAAAACTATCAGGTGCCACTGCTACCCGAGACTTAGTAGGACAGCAGCTTGAGGTTGCCGCCAGCCGAAATGCTGTGACGGACGCTCTCCTTGATGCCCGTAGAGGTAATGCACTAGGTTCTGATCAAACTATGAGGGCACTCCTAGAGAAATTATCTGGTCCAGACCTATATAAATCATGGCAACGATCCTCGTCTGCGTACAAAGATGCGTTTAAAAATCTACCAGACGACATACCTCTGCCTGTTGAAGAGTTCGTGTCTCTAGTAGAAGCATCGTTCCCTGATCCTAAGATGTGGCCCAACCTCATCGATCAAGTAACGCTGACAGAGACTGTCGAAGACCCGCTAAAGACCCTTCTAGCTTTGGTGACCCCAAAGGCTGATGTAGGTACCGCTGGCATGAAGTCTTCGGCTTCCCCCGGCACCTTAACGGTAGAGACCTATGAGGAGATGGTTCAGAGACTGACGGACCAAGGCACAAGTTTTAAACAAGTATATACTGAACTGCGTCCGGCATTGGAACTCCGTATCAGAGCCTTACGGGCACAGAAGCTAGATACTAACGCTGCGCCCCTTATAGCATTGAAGAGGGGTATTGATGCTATTGCGGAAGGAATTGGAGACCCCGCCTTTATAGACGCTAAAACCAAGTATATGGAGCATGCAGAAACATTTCTCAACACGCAGCCTCTCCGTGCATACGACACGGCGGTCAAGGATGTTGTAGAAAATGCCCCGGGTCCAAGAACCGGAATACCTAAAGGGCAACCAGATGCTTATAAGGCTGGGCTAGATGCTCTAAAGCAGTCTGTAGACGAAGACTTCACGCCCTATGCAGAGGCTTTTATTCGTGCCTTAAACCAAGGCGCTGACCAAAGCCTGAACCCAGAGTTGTCTGAGGCTTACATCGGACTGGCTATGAATGCCCTTAGTAGGTCTCTAGAAGCGGGTCAGACCGTTACCTCCCGTAGCATACGGAACGCTACCCAGCCGTTTGTAGATCAACTAAAGCGCATCCGTGGCGGTGTATATGAAAGGTGGTCCTCCGTAGTACAAGACTTAGAGGCACTAGAGGCTGGCCTAATTACCGCAGATCAAGCGGTAGCTAACCTAGCTAGGGAGAAAGCCGGAGTTCTGTCTAATGCTACTAGGGACGTAGCCGGAAAGTTTGTATTTGATCTGCCGGGAGTACCTAAGATTAAGGATAACCCGCAGTCTGTCTTCAAACAAATCTATAGGTCTGCGGACTCACCCGACATTACTCGTAGGCTACTAGAGGCTGCCGACAGCCAAGGTAACCCAATGGTGCGTCAGGGTATGCAAGCGGCATTTATCGATGACTTAGCCAGCCGGTTATTTACCAACAAGCCAATGGCAATCTCTACCAAGGACACCTCAGAAAATGTTATGCAAGTTTCCCAATCGCAGATTGTTGGGATACTAAGTGACAGATCAAGCCCAACCCTAAAGACACTAAACATACTTTTCGCAGATGACCCCAATAGGGCAGCGCAGATCGTAAGTATGCTGGAGATCCAAGAGCTAATTGCTGGGTCTAAGAATTTAAGAGGTGACCTAAGGGGTTCAAGTACGCCAATAGACGGTAAGATTACCTATGACAAAGATCTTACTAAACTTATGGACCGTATTATCACGCTTCGATTTGGCGTTCTAAACACAACCGCCACGGTTACACGAAACTTAGTTGGGGCACTAACTGCCGGTTACAAGGGTTCCGTACAGGAAGCAGCGGAACAGACAATCAGATTCATAGCGGCTGAACCTCTAGAATTTGATCGTGTCTTGAAGTTAGTAGCTGAAGGTAAGGACGCTGATGCAATGCAGATTATGACTTACTGGGCCTCTCGAGGGGCGCTAGGTGGGGCTAAAGTTCGTGAATCTACAGACGAACAAACCCGGGAAGCACTACCCGTAGAATAGAAACAACCCCTCCGGGCTTTCGCTCGAAGGGGCTGCTATCTAACTTGAAAAGTGACCAAACTTTTCATGTATTGTTATACCTATACAAGGCTCTGAGGTCAACTGTCCTCAGGGCTTTTTTCTTGTTCAGGCTCTACTTCTGGACGGTTTTTCTCGAAAAGAGACACCTCGAACAAAGACCGATTCAATAGCCAGTGCATGTATGGGATGCTGTTGATCGAGCTATTCATGTAGACCTGACCATTATCGTCGAAACCGCAGACCAACACGGACTGTAGCTTCTGTTTCTGTGCCTCTTTAAGGGCTGACTTAACTTCTTCCATGATAATCTCCTAATTCACGGAGCCAAGGGTGTAGAATGCTACTTCCTCGGCTGGGATGTCGTAAAACCGCTCTCCAAAGGGCGATTTATAGTTGGGTACTTCTACGCAAGGCGCAGCGGCCACTGTCTTACGTCCTACCCTAGCCACTGCATGCAATCCGGCGTTGAAAACGAGGAACTGCGTGGGTTTAGTTAGGAACTTGGCCTTTCGGACGGGTATATGCAGCGTGGAGTAGTTAAACTGCACTCCGTGCCAGCTTTTCTTGACCTCTACCTCACAATAGAAGGTCTTACCCTTGCCTCTGACCACAAGATCGACGCCAAATTGATCCTCGTGGTCCTCACAGTGATATCCTGTGTGTTCCCAGAAGGTTTTTGCCCGATCTCTGGCCGGGGCATCATATACGTCAAATTCATGCTGCTCGAATTCTTTGTACATTAGACAAATGCCCCTTTTGGTTTTCAACGTAGGCTACATCAAAGCCACGTTGCCATTCTTTGTGGTTCAGAGATCCACTTGAGAATGGTGAGTTAAAAACGCCTTTCTGGAATGCTTCGATCCCTTTGTTAAAGGCTCGTGTTAGTGTTGGGTTGCTCATAACCTACCTCGTTTCTAGTAAGTCCCTGCGTATTCTGATCCAACTCTTGTTCTAGTTCTGTATAGCCACCGATATGCCTACCATCTGGAGAGAAGATCTGCGGTACGGTGGTTAAGTCAGCCTTCAGCATAAGAGACAGAAGCCACTTACTGCTTGCCGATTGTACGTTGTACTCGGTGTAAGGCTTGCCCTGTGACCGGAGGACAGCCTTTGCCCGGTCACAGAAGTTACATTGGTTTCTTGAGACGATAACGTACATCAGCGAATAGGACATGCGCCGGTGGCACAGTCTGCTTCCTCAAGCTCTAGAAGGCTGTTGCCAGCATCCAGATCGACTGTGAGAAGTGTAGACGCATAGGCAGTGTATTCTTCTTGCGTCACCACTTCCTGTGGAAGGTAGGGGTAACCCAAGTCCTTTGCGGTCTTTGTGGGGTCATTGCGGTAGATGAATGACACACCGACGTAGCTGTCCCAATTATCCATGATCCATTCAATGATGGATGGGATCTCTGTGGTGTCGTAGGAGATAGTGACCGAGCAATTGTGATCGACGTAGTTGTCCATCATCAGCTTGTATCGTTCTAGCTGTTCTACTGCGCTCTCTATGTTTACGAACTTACCGTCGATCTCTGTGAACTTAACATCCTCGTATGCCACAGGGAATGTAGCCAAAACACTATCTACTTCACCGGGCTTATCGATGACTTTGTAGTTGGCTGCACGAAGCATAGGCACCAGAGGATCGTGCTTAGAGAAGGTGATGTTGTTGAATAGATACTTTCCGAGTGGGCGATGCACCCCTTCTGTAGTATCAAATATTTTGCTCAGGCTTCCGCTTGGCTTAACCGTCGTCACGTTCTGTGGGCGAGGTAAGCGCAATGTATCTGCCATATTGTTGGCACCCCGCTTGGCCCATGAACGAAGGTTCTTGAGGCGGTTGGGGGACTCTGGGCCGTAGAAGTCTAGGAACTTAACAATGCCTGTCAGACCTACACCACACAAACGTAGGAACTCGTTTAGCTCATGCCAAGACCTCTGCAACACACCATCGTCTAAATTCACGCATGTCTGGCGGTAGTTGGCTCGGCTGATAATCCAGATAGCTCGTTCCAAACCATCAGTGTCTCCAAGGAATTTACCGAGGTCTGTCTCGACTAGGTTACAAAAACTCTTATTTCCGAGTAGAATTTCAAAACATGGATTTCCGCCCTTAAAATAAGGGGCACGGCGCTTTGCTGACTCCGCATTTACGAATCCCGGTTCACTCCCACCAGCCTCAACCATACGATCAAAGATGTACGACAACTCCCACTTCGTGGGCTTGCTATGGAACATGATAGAGTTGTTAGATTGTGTGCGATGGTTCCGGCCTTCCCAGAAATTCTTCTTCGCTAGGATGAACTCATCGATCTCTGGATCTTGCATAGGCATCAGAGCAATCTCGGCAGACCGTCGAGAGGACAGTGTCGTACCGAGGTGATTCAACAGGTCCAATACATCAATGCGAGTGAGTAGCTTACCGGCCCGGTCATTGAGTAGGTCACAGATGTTCTTAAATGCGATAGAGATGGTCTCATCACCAGAGCTAATCCAGCCATATCCCTTGAGACGTTCACCCGCTGGGCGGATCTCAGAGAAGTCTAGTATCAGTTTATCAATAGGCTTCTTGAGGGCTAGGATCTTACCTACAGACTTGGCCCATGCCTCGGCACTATCACCAATCTTGATGTGAGTAATCTTGTTGCCTTCGTCATCAGTGAAGGTGCGCTCTTGGTTGTCTGGGAAACCTTTGTCCGTCCGGGTGGAGCGGATGATCTCTACCTCAACAGGTTTAGCGAAGCCATTTAGTGTACCTCGAACTGGCTCAAAGCCTACACCACAGCCCTGTAGAAGCAGCCAGAACTGATCTACGATGTCGTGTACAGTCTCAGACTTACCGAAGCTACAATTGAACTGTGAGGCCTCACGGGTCTTGGCTACGTCTGTGCCACCGAGCCATAGTGTACGGCCAGACACTGTAGCCTTACGATCTTCCATAAGATCACGAAGCTCTTCTAGTTCGTTTAACTCTTCCTCAGTAAGCTCAGAGCCTTTTGCTCTTTCCCACAGCCATTGTTGATGATGTATCACACGAGCTACAGTCTGGCTCCACGTTTCAAATACAGTGCCTTCGTCGTTTAGAGGGCGGTTGTATGTGCGACGAGTAACCATGTTGGCTCGTGCGGAAAATTGTCTGTTGTTATTCATTCCTGATCCCCTGTTACCGATTGTCGCCGGAGCCTTTGATGACTCCACGGGCCAGTCGGCTATTTAATTTGTCTAGATTTTGCTGGGCGATTGTTTCCATACCGATACCCAAGTCGGTGCAGAGAGCGGCGATGTACCAAAGCACGTCACCTACCTCATGGGAGATGGCCTCACGTTGTGTGGGATCGAAGTGTCCGTTGTTGTCACGCAAGACCTTCTTGACCTTGCCAGCTACCTCACCGGCTTCAGATAACAGTCCGAGGGCGGGATACACGATTACATCTGCATCATTATAGATTGCGGTCTTAGAGGCCTGTGTCTGATAATCTTCAAACTTCATCGGGACACTCCTCGATGGCTTCAATAATTTGATTGATGTACCACTTAGCCTTCTTCAGATCCTCGACGGCATTACCTTTGTAGGCATGACGCCAGAGGTACTTCTGGGCGTTGCCGTGGCAGTAGGCTTTGAACCCTTCATTACCAAGGGCGTGGTAGATGGCTTCGATGCACTCGATGCCACTCTGGTTATAGTGGGGTGGATGATTGACCATATCTGACTGAGTTCCCCCGGTCAGAGTAAGTCCTGATAAGTCTAGTGTATGCCCATTGGTTTGCATGTCGTTGCCTCAGTTTAGTTTGTTCTTGTTGAATGGGATGATCTTTTTGTCTGCCCGTGCCTCAAGCAGTTCTTCGTCTGGCTCGAATACCCACTCTTCCTCTTCTTCACTCTCTTGGAGATCTCGAAGCATCCTTCCAATGACAGAAAAGTGGTCCATTGAAGTGTTGAGAGACAGGTTCAGGCCGTTTAGTAGGTCGATGAAGTACAGTGCCTTGGCTTCATCAAAGTCTTCAGAGAGGCTGTGCCCGTAGGCTACCTCTATCTCATCATCGTCCAATATTTTGAGACGCAGGAGTAAGGTGTTTTCCTCTAAATCTGGGAAATTATCCATGTTGGCCCTTCATCATCTTAAAGAAATATTCTGCATCAATTACGGCTAGGGGCTTCTTCCTATCGCCTTTGATAATTGCTACGGGTTCTGCCCCTTTGGGTGCGTTTGCCTCGGCCTGTTCCATCACCTTGTAGACAGCGAAACTCTTGAAGGACTTGCACTCGATAGAGAGCGGTAGGAGGCGTCTGGCAGCGGGACTAAGGACTATGTCTTCACCGCCAGCGCCCATCGATGTGGAGATAACATCCAGTGGCTCGAGCTTGGGAAAGGTCTCGTAGATCTTATCCCGCACCCATTGCTGGTGCTTTCTCCCTTTGGCCTTCGCAGAGCTAGTCTTGATTGCCATCGAGGACTTCACCTTCGTACTCAGTGTACCAGTAGTGTCTGGGGTTTTTGGCCTGAGACAGGGTCTGGGGAAGATGCTTGGCGTGTGGCCAGCATGACCCTAGATACGAACAGAACCCACACTGAGAAGGCAGACGCTTTGATCCAGTAGGTTGCTTACGGAACGTCTCATCCTCTGGCTCGAAGCAACGCCTGAACTCACCATCTATGTTCTCAATCTTGTCTTTGATTGAGTCTACGACTTGCTCTTGCCTAACCTCATTCTCGGGACACTCAACGAACTTCACATGGCCGGATGATTTATCCACCACGATCCATCCACCGGGCTGCTTCTGTTGGGCCATAGAGTAGACGTACAACTGGTTCACATAACCAAAGTCGTCACTCTTATCTAAACCCTCAAAGCCGTTGCTCCACTTATGAGAGAAGGCCCAAGGACTGGCTGACTTTGTGTCCCAGACCTTATCGTCAATATCGATATCGGACTCGCCCTTGATGGACGTGCCTTCGATCTCTAACGTGACCTTGTCCTTACCGCCTGTGATGTTGAACTTGGCGGCACGAAGTAACACTTCGATGATACATTCAATAGCATCACCGTGCATCATTCGTATTATGTGGTTGTAAGGCATCCGTGTCTTAGGCTTGCCCATCTTCTCCATCTGTAGCTGACAGAGAGGGCGGCCAGTGTTAGAACCCCGAATGCGAAATGATGGCTCTGGCTCACGCAATAGCTGCTTTGCCATAGCCTCTTTCCACATCTCACCAGCGTCATCGATGATCTTGAGGATCTCCGCCTTATTTTGGCGAAGATCTTCGTTGTCATTATTCGATAGGCGCTCGGTAAATTGCTGGAACTTAACCTCGTGAGGGTGTTCCATTAAACGTGATCGTCTTCGAGATCAGCGTCCAAGGCATTCATGGCTTCCAGATCAATTGAGTCTATACCACCCAGAGAAGCATTGTACTTCTGCTTGATCTTGTCGTTGTCTGACGAAATCATTTCAGCGAAGCGAAGCATGGTCTGGTAGGTATCGTCGTCCAGAGGCACAGGATTTAGTAGGTCTGGCTCATAGTCGAAGGTATAGTATACCACAGATCCCATCTCTTGTTCAATTGATTTCACCGTCACCCAGAAGTCTTTAAAGTCACGGCCAGAGATTTTCTTGATCACCTGATCCTCGAAGGTCATGTAGTTGCCACGCTTGTTCATCAAGATCATAGGCTGGTTCTCAATGACCACCTCTTCACCCTCTGCGGTGACACCCTTGTAGGATACTAAACCACGAAGCTGGCGGAACAGATTGATGGTAGAGAACTTAGCCTTCTCTTCCTTACCCCAGTCTGCCATCTGCTTTGACGTAGGCTTACCACACCGAATGGTACCCAGTTCATCGATAGGCTCCATAGAGAACCGTGGGATCATAATGGTACGGTTACGAGGCTTCATCTCCTCTTCATCGAAGTCGATCCACTGAAAGACTTGGGACAGAACCCGGATCTTCACCTCTTCAGCGTAGACCTCTTTCTCCAAACCTTTGACGTAGAACATACCGATCTTGTCTTTGATCGAGCGGCCTTCTTTGTCCTTGCGCTGATAGTTGATTTTCAACTCAGGTAGACGGTTGGACGGCGCACGATCACCGCCGCCGATTGGGGCATCATTTAGGCCCAGAATTGCGTTAAGTTTTGCCATCTCTGCGGCGTTTGATACTGCTAAATCACCCATTGTGATCTCCTCTTAGTTTAGACCTGTAACGTAGAATAGTTAGGTGCGTCAGTCAACACTTAGTTCGTGTTGATCCATCCAATTTGTGCCGACAGAACCTTCAATATCTAGAGGCAGAACTGCTTCATAATTGAAGCGGTCTTTCATCTCGTCAGTGACGCCTGTCATGGCCCACTTCAGTGCTTGATTGACTGCATCCAGTTCGTCTGGGTGTATGTCCACAACGATGCTGTCATGGACTGTTAAGACCAGCTTAGACTTGAGCTTTAGTTTTCTGAACTTACGAAGCGCACGAACACATGCCAGTGGTACTTGATCCGCCGTCGCAAAGCTCTGAACCGGAAAGTTAACCAACTGCGTATGGTTAGTGACTCTTCCTGACCGAGTCCGTTTAGCTCCGGGGAATGCAAACTGGCGGCCAGACGGCGTTTGTACAAAGCCTCGTCTGAGTACCTGATCCCCAAGTTCTGTGTGCCATTTTTTGAGTCCTTTGTAGACATGGAAATACTCCTTGAAATATGCCTGCACATGCTCCGGCTCACCAGAGCCCATCCCCCCGTAGAGGGGGCTGAACGTAACGCTCTTGGCCGCAGACCTTTGATCTTTAGTAACTTTTTCGGGTTCTATCTGGTGTATGATAGCCGCAGTCTGGCTGTGTACATCCTTACCATTCAGAATATCCTCGATGATCTGAGGGTCTCGAGACAACTCCC